AGCCGGTCGTAATACGCTTTCGTTACGACCTGGTATCCGACATGCCCGCAGCTCACTGAAGGGTCGCAGACGATACTGTAGCCGAGCTGACGCGCACGCCAGCAGAAGCACAGGTCTTCACCGTTACCGCCGATCATATTGAACGGGGCACCGTATTTGTCCATGACATCCTTCAGGACTTTGGTCGGCGTCAGAACGCATCCGAAACCGCATGCAGCGACCGGGAAAACTTCTTCCGGGATCTCCGCCTGCAGCTTGTATGTCGTTTCTTCGCCTATGTCGAACGTCTCATACAAAACCGGATTAAAGGGTGCCACCCTCTTGAAGTAGATCCCCGAGATGATGTCACCCTTTCCGTCTTCGTAATCTTTTACAAGTCTTTCGAGCGTATCCGGCTCGAAGACCATGTCAGAGTCAAGCCATAAGACACAGTCCGCTCCCATCTGGACCGCTGCCAAAGCAAGATCGTTCCGAGCCATATGGACGAGCGACCCTATTTTGAAGCCGATCACCGTATCCTCGTCTTTGCGTAGAAGTGCTAATGACGCTGCGAACTGCGTCGGCACCGTGTTCATTGCTGGTATTGCGACTAATATCTTCATGGCTTTCCCCTGCGCTTTCTAAAGTTTGATTAGTTGACTTTAGCCCATGCAAACGCATCAGCGTCAACGACAGCACCGTCACAGAGTGCCATAGCACGGTAGACAGTGGAGCCGGATCTGAACGCGACGGACTGGTCAGCTTCGATGTTGATGCCTTCGCCGTAGTTCCAGACATAGCCCTTCTTCAGAGAACCGAAGAGGATGTGTTCGGAAGCGGTTGTGGATTCACCCTTAGCGATGCAGTTTGCGTTTGCATCCAGGATGACTTTATGGCCGAGCAGTCTGTAGTCGATGCCGTTCATGACCAGGACGCCGTTTCTGTCATTTGCCAGCGGTACGATCTTGCCGAAGAAAGTAGCCGGTGTCATGACGAAGACTGCGTCGTTGTGGTAAGCCGGAGCGACTTCGCCCATCAGGCCAGCCAGGGTAGCGACAGATGCAGTGAAGGCTGTTTCGCCGGTAACTGCATGCAGGATGCCTTCCGGAACAGTGCTGGAGCCAGCGCCGTTCATAACTGCCGCGCAGATGGCTGCTTCCATCTTCTGAGCGAGTTTAGCAACGAGCCAGTTCTCAAATGCCGGGATAGCCATAGCCTGGATGTCAGCAGTGATCTCGACGGTCTTGATGAGTTTCTTGGCTGTCAGGGATACGCTGTCAACTACATCGGCGCTGTCTGTGGATGCAGATGCGATAGCGAGCCAGTTAGCGTCGTTGACGGTCTTGGCATACGGGACCTGAACATAGCCCGGGATGCGGAGCGCATCGAGCTCACCGATCAGCGGGTTCTGCTCGAGCAGGCCGTAGATCTTGTTCAGAGTCTCAGTCGGGATGACATCAGCAGCGTCGGTAAGAGCGGCACGTTCTTCAACGGTCGTAGCCTTGCCCATGAGCTGCTTCATATACGCATCACGATATTCGACGGTGTTGGGTGCGAAAGTTCTCTCTTCCATTGCTTTTTCTCCTTCTTCGTGGGATTCCACGACAGATCCTTCTTCGCCTTTGGCGATGCGCTGGATCAGAGCGCTGCGCTTTTCCGCTTCGACTTTGATAGCGTTAGCGCGTTCTTCAAGAGCGTTGAACTCGGCTGTGAGCGCGTCAATGTCGCACTCGCCGTTCAGCTCCTGATTGATCTCGGACATTCTGTTCTGAACGTCTTCCATCGTCATTTCTTTAATTTCCATTAAGGTATCCTCCTATTTGGATCTTGAGCTTCAGCTTGCGCTTCTCCTGTTCCTGTCTTTCGCGCTCCAGTCTCTCCGCTTTCTCTGCTTCGATCACTCCGTCGAAGTAGTCACGCGCTGACAGTTCTGTGCCCGGATTTGCCGGGAAGCTCACAGGTGATATGTCAAACACCTTCGCGATGCGTTCGATGATACGCGTATGACTGGCCTTGTCATAGCGATCTTCGGCGACCGTGAAGGCGAACGACATCTTTGGATAGTTGCCCGCCTTGATCTCTTCGTAGAGGTCACGGGCTTTCTGCGTCCGGCTCAAGTCTGTAACGTTCTTCAGACCGTGTTCATCGACGGAGAGCTCAACGCTTCCGGCGGATGTTCTGGCGTAGACCGGACCGGTATGGTCAACACGAAAAACGACATCGCTCAGATCTGCGCCTTCGAACGCTGTAGGTTCGATTCGCTCGCTGTAGTCGATGCCGTCTTCGCTAAATAAAACGTAAGGATCGAAGGTGCTTGCGTAGCCTTCTACTCTGTACTCGGTTTCTGCAGGCATGGACAGTTCCATGCTGCGGTATTCTCTATTCTTGCTCATTCTGCGGTTCCTCCTGAGGTTCCTGTTCCCGCTTGCCCTCGACAGCGTTGTAGTATTCGCCCCGGATCGGAGCGTACTGGCCTTTCCCGTCCGGAAGCGGTGCGTAGTTGAACAGCTCACGGATCTCATCAATCAGGATCATTCCACGGTCGCCCAGCTGCTGCGCCATCAGGATCTTGGTCTGATTGCTCATGTACTGCAGCCGGTTCGCCGATACGATGACCTTAGCGCCGTGTGCGCGTTCGCCTTCGGTAAAGAACAGCTTTGTTAGCACTTCACTCAGCTGGATGGCGAACGGTTCAATGGCGCCGTTCCAGAAGGCATCCATCTGATCGCCGACCGCTGTATTCTGTAAGATCGCCTCGTTCACGCCGAAGTAGTCATAGACGTTCTTTTGGATGAACTTCATCTGATCGGCGTCAATGGTGTAGGCCGAGCTCTTGATCTGCTGGATGTCGCTGTAGGTGTTCGGGAACAGTAAGATGCCCGAATCACCGCCCTGCATGTTCTCTTCCGTGAAGCGTTTGCGTTCCTTGGCGAGGTCGCTAGGCTTGGTGAAGTTGTTAACGCGGGCGATGTACTTATAGCTGGTACTGTCCTTGACCGCGTTCTCGATGCCCTGATTCTGCACGCTGATGAGGCTCATCGTGTCCTTTAGCGCGCTGTTGGTCTCGCCGAAGACTTCGCTGCGATACTGGAACTTTGTCATGATGCCGATGTTCCTCAGCTCGTCCGCGCCCTGAGTACCGTCCGCGAAATGGAAACGTACCCACGGAACGCCGTCGCACTCGACAAGTTCGTAGGAGCTCGGCAACACGGTCATGATGCCGGTCGGTTCCATGTAGCGGTTGTAAACGTAAACGATGAACGCTGTGTTCTGCATGTCGAGGACTGTACACAGACGGTAAAGGAACTGCGACCATGTCTGGATCTCATTCGGACCGGCGGACAGTTTGGTCTGCAGCTTTCTCTGCGCAGAGCCGTTGATATTGACCTGCAGTTTCGATACGTGGCGTGCTCTGGCATCGATCGCCGAGCGGACCAGTTCGGATTCGTATAGCTTTCCGCTCCATGTGCGATAGACCGGCGCGTATGCTGTCAGCGTTTTGAAGTATCCGTCGACCGGAAGCTCCTGCTGTTTCTTCGACGGAAACAGCCAATCAAAAAATCCCATATCAGTCTCCTTCGTTTCGTAATTGTTCGCCGATCTCTGCGTAATATTTGCTGCGAACTGTCAAAGCATCAATCAAGCTGGCGACACCGTCGATGTGTGCGTTGGCGCTCAGTTTGACAAGTTTTCCGCGGCCGCGCTCGATGTTCATCTTGATCGCGCAGTCGAGCATGTGGATCTTCATCAGATCGTTGTCTCCGATCCGGATCATTCCGTCCTTCAGCATGCCTTCAAACGTCTTCAGGATCGGATAAAGCTGCTCACCCTGGTAAACGTCATCGCAGTGAAATCCGAAGAGTTCAAGCTCTTTGATCAAATACTGAGCGCTGTAGCGATCGAATCCGATCCACTGAGGATAGAGGTCGTACTTCTCGACGAGATCCTTAAACCAGTTGAAACAGTCGTGGTAATCTATGAAATTATCCCCGCTTGGCGTAAGGATGCCGCGCTGGATGTAGGAATTGTAGGGAAGGCCATCGCGGGCAGTTGCCTCCTCTATGCGTTCAGATGGCAGGAAAAACTGTGTGAACACATTCAGGATGCCGTCCTTCTCGATGACACATGTGCAGGCGGAAAGGTCCGTCGTCTGGCTAAGATCGAGGCCACAAAGACAATAACAGCCCCGGAAGTCTTCCAGATCCATGTGTGGGCCGTATGCCTTTTCGACGTCCTGGGAAGACAGCCAGGCTGTAGAGCTGTTCTGCTTGAGATTGCAGTATTTGACAATGAACTCCGCCTTCTTCGACAGAGATCCTTCTGCGACCTTGATCTCCTCGATCAGGTAGTCGACAGAGACCGACACGCCTAAGTTCGGGTTACTCTTCCGCAGCTCGTTTATGTCGTTCCATTTGTCGATGTCATCGATCATGTACAGGAACGGCAGCAGACGGGTTTCTTTCGATTCACCGAGTAAGAACCGCGTGGATCTCTTCATCAGCTCATCGTAGATACTGTCGTTGACGTAGCCGGACGTGGTGCAGGCAACGATCAGAGAATCCGGTCTTGCGCCCATTGCCGAGCGCATGACTTCGTATGCTTTGAGGCCCTTGTCGCCGGACCAGCTCGCGATCTCGTCACAGATCGTGATCGAAGGGTTGTAGCCGTTCATGTCACGGCTCATGTAGGAGATCTTCTTGACGGTATTGTTCGCGCCTGGGATGCACAGATCAGACTGTCTGTGTCTGGCCAGCATTGAATCATCCACGACTTTGCGGTGCTGTGTGTCCTTGACCTGCGACTTCTCCTTGAGGGCGCGCCATTCCGGATCTAACTGCACCATGTTCCAGATGCCGTTGTAGATGATGTCGGACTGGTCGACTTTAGGAGCGACACAGAAGACGCGAGCGCCGTAATCGGTCGTACGCCATACGTTGCTGGCGAGACTGCCGGCAAGCATCGACTTACCGTTTTTTCTCGCGACCAATAAGAGGATCTCACGATGCTGCGGATTCCCTTCTGCGTTCACGATGCCAAACATCGCCGACAGCAGAGCCTTCTGCCAGACCTCCAGCTTCAGCTCGTGAGGCGCAAGCGGTCCCTCGGTGTGAAAACAGTGGTGTTCCACCCAGTCAATGGCATCATTAGCCTTCTTCACGTCAAAGAAAAAGGCCTTCTCCTGAAGACCTTTGACCAGGTACTCATAAACGAGCTCGATCCACTTGCCTACGCAGTAGGTTCCGTTCTTGATTCCCTGATAGTACGTGTAAATCCAGTTATCTTTTGCCATTTCCTCGCTTGTCATCGGTTACTTTCAGCCACGCGCGCGAACTTTTGTCTGAGAAGAGTCCACCCGCCGGTCTCCTAGGCCCTTTATCGTTAGTCGACATGAGGGGGCACGCGCGGACATCAAAAACGAATTTTTACTTTTCCGTACTCGTCCACCTCATAACGTTTGTAATTTTCTCCGAAGTGTTCCTCGTTGTGGTGCCTTTTACAAAGCGCCTCTAAGTTATCGAAGTTCAGCGTGATGTTCGGATCGTTGATCGATTCCTCATCGATGTACACCTTGTGATGCACGATCACAGCAGGCTCGATCATTCCCTCCTTAAGGCATCGCTCACAAAGCCCTCCGACCTTCTTGAGGTACGCAGCTCTGCACGCCTGCCATGCCTTGCCCTTATAGAAACGTTCCGCGTATTTCTTCATGGTTAATAAAAAAGGTCCGGGCCCGTAAGACAAGAAAGGAGGTATATGGATGAAATGAATCGCTTCTGCTGGAAAGGAAAAGAAACAGCACCGAGCCCGGATCTCTCAAAGAAAAAAGGACCGGTCTCTTCTTCCGATCCTTTCTTTGGATACTAACATTATTCGGCATTATTTCGGGAAGTGCGGGACAGATTTAATCTTCTTTCCTATCTGCCCAGCTGCAGAAGTCTTTCTCGTTTACTCTTCTGTAATCCCTGCACTCACATAAACCATAGCCCCAGGGATCTGGGTAGTAGTACATACAATCCCTGCATCTGATCAGTTCCCCGTGCGGTTTGAAGCTGACGCCTCCGGCTCCGGTGAACTCAGTAACGCAGCTGAGGTCCATATCTGTTTCAACGACAAACTCTTTCATCCTTCCTCCTTCTCTGTCCACCGCTTAAGTCTGTTGTACGGTGTTTTCCTGTCCACGTCCAGCCGATAGATCTTGTCTGCGATCTGGTCCCATGTCAGCAGCTTGCTCACCCGCCAGTAAATGATCGCCCGGATCTCATCGTCCTCTATGGTCTCGGCCATTTCCCAGAACAGCTTCTGTTGCTGATTGAGATCCGCAAGCTGTTCCTCCAGGCGTTCAAGATTGCGGAAGTGTTGCTCGACCGGACTGGATGGCAGCGAGCTCCCGCCTCCGGTCATGTATTGGATCTCTCCGTTCACTGTGATGGCCTTTGTGTGGCTCTGCAGCGGGTTCTTCCTCAGCAGATCAATCTCTTGCAGAAGTCTTCGGATCTGAACCTGTCTGTTGTGTGCTCTCCCGATGTCCTCGATCGTCACGTTCTCCTCCTAGTCCCCTGCGCTTTTCTGATACGGCCTGGATCGCCGTCTGTAGCCCTTCATAGATCCCCTGTGCCTTGTTCGACCGATCACTGTCCCCGTTAGCCAGGAACACCCCGGCTGTCCGCCATTGTTGCGCTGCCAACAGCCGGAGCTCGTTCTCGATCGCGATCAGCACCCCTTCGACGTCTTCATCCATGCACAGCTTCCTCCAGTGCGCTGATGTGCTTCTCGCTTAATTTTAAGCCCATTATTTCAATGTTTGCGAGTTGGTCGGTATATTCTTCGTCCGTGATCTTTCCGAGCGTGTGTTCGCTTTCTGCGACGCTCTTCATCAGCTGCAGCAGATTGATGTCGTGCTCGCTGATCGGTGCGATCTTCGGCTCGGCTTGGGTTTTCTTCTTGAACCAGTTCATTTAGTTGTCTCCTTAAAGCGTTTCAGTGTGTCGCTTGTTCTGACTTTCTCGACCTTGACGTTGACTTCGTCCATGCCATAGAGGAAGCCCCAGACGTCAATGTGTGTGCTCCCGCAGTTCGGACAGCATGGCGTTCCGTTCGGCTTGACGTCCAGATCCAGCTCGTCCTTGACCATGTAGTCGCAATCGTCGCAGATATATCTGTATCGCATGTCTCACCTCAATAGAACGGCAGGTCGTCCGGCTGAATGTCCATGCTGTTCGCGATGGTGTCGGCTCTGGGCTTCGTCTTGCCTCTGTTTTGCTCAAAATCGCCCATATTGCTTAGATATTCGTCGGATTCGGACTGTGTACCCTTCTTCGGTGTCAGCTGGACGTTGTTCGCGGTGACTTCGGTGACGTATACCTTCTTGCCGTCCTTGTCCTCGTAGTCCCTGGTGCTGATCCGTCCTTCGACCAGAACGGTGTCGCCTTTGTGTCCGTATTGTGCTAAGTAGTCCGCGCTCTGCTGCCATGCGACGCAGCTGATGAAGTCCGCACCGGGTTCCGGGTTGTTCCTGGTCTTCATGCGGTCACAGGCAACGGAGAAGCTCACGACATGTGTCCCGCTCTGGGTCTCTTTCGGTTCCGGGTCTCGGGTCAGTCTGCCGATCAGTGTGACTTTGTTCAGGTTCATCTCTTGCGTCCTCCTTCCGGATCTGAATATGCTGCTTCACTCTTCAGCCTCTGCTGTTCCTTCTGCTTCCGCCGGTTGATGACGTTCAGAACGGTCTGCGGACTGCATCCGACCTTCTTCGCGATCGCGGCCAGTGTGTACCCCTGAGCCCGCCAGTAGTGGATCTTCTCGTCCCGGTCCATAGCCTCCTCCTTCTCGGATAGCGGTGTGTCGAAGTCATCCAGGCGGACCTTCTTCCGTTTCGGTTTGGGTTCCTCCTTCGGCTCCTCGACCTGAAGCGGCACCTCGTCGGCGATCGGTTCCTTGATGATGTCCAGCGCCGCCTTGTCGATCTTCAGCTGTTCGGGTGTTTCGTAGATCGGTGTGACTTCCGGCCACTCCTTCTTAACGACCGGCGCTTCGATCAGGATCTGCATCGCCTGCAGTTTCCGCAATGCGTTGGCAAGCGGTCTGACGTCTGCCTGGGCGATCGCGTCGTGAATGCTGGACTGCGCGCTGATCACGTAGTCCATCAGCTGCTGTTCTTTGTCTGTCATCTGTTCTTCTCCCATTCGTTCATGAACTCGTTTATGTGTTTCTCCATCTCTTCGGGTGTCCTTCCCTCCTCGGCTGCCATCCACTCCAGAAAGTGGCGGTTGTCTTCGGCAGCGGAAGGAAAAGGGTCCCCGGAGGAAAGAGAACTGGACTGGACTGGTCTGGACGCTCTCTGCTTGAGTGCCTCCTTGTAGATCGTGCCTGCGTATGGCATGCGGTGACGGTATGGACCGTTGGCATGGTTCTCGATCGCCTGGCGTGCTTCCTCTTCGGTGATGCCTCCGAGACTGTTGACCCATCGGCTCAGTTCGTCCTGTCTTGGTTGGATTCCCCAGCGCTTGCACGTCTCGGCATACAGTGCGGATATAACATAGTCATCCATGTATCCATCCTCCATTCTTTTCTTCTTTTCTTCTTCTCTTCTTGATAGTTGTCGCTTTGCTTGTCAGTTTGCTTGTCAATTATCTTGTCGCTTCATCTGGTACGAGCTCCAATTTTTCAGCATATAAAGCGTACCTTTGCCAAGTCCTTTCCCTGTCGCTTTGCTTGTCACTTCTCCTGTCGATTTGAGTGTCGCGATTCCGGTCCTGACTTGACGCAGTGATAGGCCTGTTTCCTCGGCAAGTTTGGCGTATGATGTCAGCACAGATCCGGCGGGAATCCGGATGCCGTGGTATGTCGTCGGCTTGTGGCTGGCGGTCAACAGGAGATGGAAGAAGACCACCTTCGCGTTGATGTTCTTGTACCATTCCCAGTCGGTCGTCTTCCTCCATACCTTTACATATCCGCCCGCCATGCCTTAGACCTCCCCGACCAGTATGACCTTGACGTTCGGCAGCTCGTCGGTGTAGCCCTTGATGACCGTCAGCCGTGTGATCTGGGCGTCGTCCTTGTAGGCGAGACCATTGAGCGCGTCGCAGATCATCTTGGCGATGTTGTCACAGTCCGGCTTCTTTGTCGGCTTGATCGTCTGCTCCGCCGCTTCCCTCTGCTTCTTCTTTGACCATGAGTTTGGGATCTCGTAGCAGGCCGTGATCATTACCTCGACTGGACCTTTGAACGGTTCCGCGTACCCTATCTGAGCGATGTACTCACTGCGGACCATTCCTTCGTAGGTCGTGGTGTCGTTCGGGGTATAAGCATGCCCGGATCTTGTGACCCGGACACGCTGCTTACCTTTCGGCTCTCGGTGGATGATGAAGCTCCTGCCTCTCTTAGCCATTCGCCTTCGCCTTCCTAGCACAGTCGATGCACAGAGCCTGACCGAAGTCCGCACGCGTCTGCTCGACTAAGCGCCTGCCTTCCTTGATGACCTGACCGCAGCGCTCGCAGATGTAGGTCTCAGCCGGTGCGGGTTTCTCATCCTTGACGCGGATCGCCATCGTGACCTTACCGAAGGCGCGGACCTTCTCGGTGCCGACAATGATGCGCTGACCGATCCAGTTCTGCCACTGTCCTGTGCCGAGCACCTTTGCGATGGTGTCGCCATTTGTCACGTTAAGCACCATCGGCAGCTGCTCCTCTTCGAACCAGATGACGGGCTCGACCTTTTTGCCTCCGGTCTCCTGGTCATACATCTCCTGCTCGCCGATGTCGCGGATCGTCAGCGTGCGGTCTCCGTTCTCGAACGACCACCCGCCGAGGAAGTTCTTGAAGTAGTTTTTATAGCTTGGGTATTTCTCTAAAAATTCGCGGTTCATATTATTCTCCTAACAGTTCGGCATCGGGATAGCCCGGCCATTCATCTTTAACTTTGCAATGGTGATAGATCTGCATCAGTCTGTGGTACTCGTCTTTTCCCTGCTGGATGAAGTAAGGGTCACAGAAGAAGACGCGGACCGCATAGGGCGCTGTCTTCTCCTGGGCGATAAATGCGAAGCCCGGATCTTGGTAGGTATTTGCGAAGAAGCCTTCCGAGTACATCGCCGCCTGGACATGATAGCCGTACTTTCTCGCGCTCCGTTCGAACACGCCGTCCTCGCAGCTGGTCGTTGTTTTGTAGTCGACCAGGAACGGCTTGCCTTTGTAAGTGGTCACGATGTCGGCCTTCATCTTGCATTGCTCGCCGGTCTCATGGTCGCACCACTGATAGATCTGTTCTGCGTAGTAGTCGCTCATCAGCTCGACCGCAGTAGGGTTCCGCTGCAGAGCCCAGTACATCTTTCGGATCGTGTCGAACTCCGGCTTGCCGAGCAGTTCCTGTCCCGGCTTCAGTCTTGCCAGCTGAGCCTTCCCTTCCTTCGTGCGCCCGTCTACAGCTTGGACGTAAGTTTCATCGAACTTATGCGGTTCCAGGATGGCCATGTGTGCAGCGATGCCGAACCGAAGCGCAGCCGTTTCCTTCTTCGGCTCGTTCAGGTGCTCGATGAAGTGAAGCGGTGACTTGCGGATCTCCCACAGATCCGAGCGCCGGATTCCGTATATGCTGTCGTACTCGTCTACCATCCGTATCTCTCCTTCAGGTACTCGACCTGTTTGTCACTCAATGCGGTGACGTAATCGCTTCTGGAACCGGCGAATACCACCGGGCCGACGATCGTGCCGTAATCCGGATCTTCCAGTGTCGGCTTCATACCTTTTAGAACTCCTTCCTCGTTGCAGATCAGAAGAACGCCTTTGCCGATGTTGTGGATCTCAATGTATCCGTCGACAAGCTGCTGAAGGAACGGGAGCTGATTCGGCACCTGCAGAGACGACGGATGCGTTTCCATATCGGGTTTGTAATAGATCCTCATGCTTCTTCCTCCCAGAAATAGCGGCCGTATGCCTTCCCGTTCTTTCTTTCTCTCTTCTTCGTGATGTTGAAGCCCATGTGCTTCAGGTCCCAGATGCGGGCGCTGAGCCGTGTGCATCCGAACGCGTTGAACGCTTCGGCAGAAGTTATAGATCCGTGAACCGTAATGTAGCGCAAGATCAGATCGTTCTGCGACGGCGCCTTCTGTGTCATGCCGTCACCTTCTGCGCCACGAATAAGAGCGCCATAACGATCAATGTAGCCGGGAGCCATAACTGGACGACCGGAAGCATTTGGCTTGAAATAAAGGCTGTAAATGCGCCTGCGAGTAAAATAGCTTTATAGTTCATTTCTGATCTCCTTCCTGATCATGCTGACGACCTCGTTGCGGTCGAAGATGTAACCCTTGCCGAGTTTGACGGCGTTCAGTTTGCCGGAACGTCTCAGCTCGTCGACCCTTGCGCCGGATGTGTGCAGGATCTCAGCGACGTCCCGTGTGGTGAGCAGATCCGGAGCCTTGACCGACTTCAGGATCTCGCTGCAGTCCTCAAGGATTGCCCTCAGGATGGCGATCGTGATTTCGTTGTTGTCCATCTTTCTTTCCTTTCTATGTGGTAAAATGGACCTGGTCTTATTAAGTTAGTCGTTTAGACCAGGGTGCGTTTGCCAGAGCGCGCCTTTTTTTATTGCCTTTTGTAAATGTGATTTACAAGGCGGGCATAATAAAAAATTAAGCACGTATGCGTTCGATCGGCACGCCAGTCACGGCTGAGACCTTGCTGATCTCGTGCATCTTCCACGGTATCTTTCCGTTTTCTCGTCTCATAAGCGCGCTGGGTGTCATGCCGATCATGGGCGCGAACTGTTTCTGACTTAGTGCCAGGATCGCGCGGATCTGCTTGACGGTTAGCGTATCGGTGGTTCCGATCATGCTCCTTTTCGGTCCTCCTTTCTCGGAATTTGTAAATCCTATTTACATCTTAAAGAGGTTTGTTGTAATTGTCAATAACATTTCTTGTAATTCGTGTTTACATTTTCTATAATTATTGCGAGGTGATACTATGGCATCAAAATACTATGAATACATTGCCACTGTACTGAAACACGCACGCAAACGTCAGGGATTAAGCCAGCAGGAAGTTGCTGACGCAATCGGTAAGAACCGCCCTGCGTATGCGCAATACGAACGAGGAGCTGCAGCGATCGACATGGCCACCTGGTCGAAGATCGTAAAGGTCCTTCACATTGATAGCAATAGGGTTATGAAAGAAGCCCAGGAATACGAGGAGGCTGAACAATGAGAAAAGAAAAGTACATAACCGCCCGCGAGAGAAAGACCGGGATCTCGTTCGAAGTTACGATCCCCTACTATGACCAGTACGGGAAACGGGTCCAGTTCTCGCGATCGTTCGCCGCTGCGAACTATGCCGGTAAGGCAGAGGCGAAGAAGGCCGCGATCAGATGCCGGGATGAGATGCTGCATAAGTTGAACACCTCCGCCGTCCCGATCCGCACCACGAAGACGGTCGCGGATGTGTTCGAGATGTCGATCGCGTCCAGATCGCTTGCCCCGGAGACAGAGCGACAGCACCGCGTCATCTTCTCCTCCTGCATCCCCGAGCAGCTGCAGCAGATGCCCATAAACAAACTGAAGACCTTTGACGTGAAGACCAATCTGGCCGAGATCGCGAAGGTGAAGACCGACGCAGCCGTGAAGCGGACCCTTACCCTGTGGCGACAGATCTGTGAGACGGCTCTGGACGCGGAACTGATTGAGAGAGACTTCATGCGCGCCGTACGGGCTCCAAAAAGTGCCCAAATTGCGACGAAACGCGAAAAGGTGATGAGTTACCCTTTGGAGACCGTTCTCGATGCTATCGCGAATTATGGCGCTAACACGAACGAAGGCAGATTCAACCGCGAGATCATGATCGGCGCGCTGACGGTCTGCGCTGCGTTAGGGTTACGGCCCGCGGAAACGTTCGCCCTTCGTAAAGATGACGTGGATCTGATCGCGCGCACGGTCTCGGTCGGCTACCGTGTCGGAACCGGCGAGGATACCATCACCGGCACGCTGATCGGACCGAAGACGGAGAACAGTCTGCGCACCTTGCCATTGCCGGAACAGCTGCTGCCGGTGTTCCAGAGAATAGCCCGAATGCAGGACAGCGACTTCCTCTTCGCGAAATGGGACGGCTCGCTGTGGTCATCCCGTTCGCGTTCCGGTTACATCCGCGGAGCCTGCCGTAAAGCCGGAATCGAATTTACCTCCTATCAGCTCCGCCATCAGTTCAGCACCGACCTCGTGACCGCCGGTGTGGACCTGCGCACGGTCCAGGAGCTGATGGGACACGCATCTGGAACAATGACGCTGTCCTATGCCCGAAGCAATGACAGACTGAAACGCGAGGCCATTGAAGAGCGGATGCAGACCGCAAAGGCATAAAAAAAGAGCACCCAGTAACGGGTGCTTTTTCTTTGCGATCGCAAACAAAATGTTTGAATTGTTGGATTTTGTTGGTTTTTGTTGGTGCGGAAATTAAAAAAGTAGCTATTTAAGCTACTTTTTGAGACCTGTAATGGTGGACGCTAAGACATGACCCAGAACCGATTTTGCTTTCATTTGCTTACATTTGGGCACATTTTGTATCGCAAAACCGCCCTTTTTAGGCGTTTGCTTTCATCTGCGTGCATATAGTTGTTGGTTTTTTGTTGGTGCGCAATAAAAAAAGACCCCGCATGAACGGGGTCGCAAAACAGCCGGACGCAGGGGGACATTACCCGGCTGATATTGCCGGTTAGCCCTCTTTGACCTTTTTGGTGAGGTAGTTGTCTATCTCTTTGTACGCGCTCCTCATGCTGTCGACATCGTTGCCGTCGATGCCGTGCTTGAGCAGTGCCTTGATCGCGGTCAGAGATGTGTACATGTACTCATGTATATCCTTCATCTCTTTGTCGTGATCGTCGACGCGTTTCTTGAGGGACGCCATGTCCTCGCGGTTCTTCCTCAACGGATTGAGGAGCCAGTCCAAACCCTTTGTGATAGCCATGAGCACAGCGAACGCTGTGACGATCTCGCCTAGTGTGACGCCCTCAATGCTCATATTATTTCACCTTCAATTTCTGGCCTACCTGGATGAGGTTGGCGTTTGGAATGTTGTTTAATGCCTTCAGCTTCTGCCATGTGGTGCCGAACTGGGCTGCGATCTTGCTAAGGGTGTCGCCCTTCTTGACCGTGTACCATGTCGGCGCTGCGAGCTTCTCGTTGACCAGCTTCTGAACGGCTTTATATCTGTCGCCCAGCTTTTCCCGTCTCTGGTCACCGTTGCCGAACTTGCCGGCAAGAACCATATCGGCAAGCTCCTCGTCGGTGTACTTGTCGAGCTCGTTCTCCGGTTTTATGGCGGGATTGACAACGCAACCGAGAAACCGAAACGAAGCGCCGAGACCCCAGCGCCCGTTGTTGTTCGTTCTGGTCGCGTTGTAGAAGACCATGCCGCCGTAGTCGCTTTCGGACGTGTAGATGCTGTTGGAGTTGTTGATGCGTTCCACGATGGCGACATGTCCGCAGCCGTTTCCGCCTGTCCAGACCATGATACCGCCCAGTGTTGGAACCATTGAGACCTTGAGCCCGTAAGAGCCCGCCAGACGGACAAAGTCGCAGGCGTTGCCCTTGAAGGGATAACGAAAGGAGGTCTTACCCTCCTCTTCGCTGATGATCTCGTTAAAGCGCCCGCGAGCCCATCCGACACAGTTCGCCAGCGCATCCGCTGTCGGATCTGTTGGTCTGCCCTTAGTGGTGCCGTTATAACCTCCGCGTGCATACGTCAGATAAAACTTGTTGTTGACCGGTTTACTGGTCGCGATCCTGAACATGCTCCACCTCCGTGTCATCGTCGAAGAGCTCGTCGTGCGGGTTCTCGATCGGTTCCGGCTCTTCGTTCGTTTCCTCGGCCTTTTCCTTGACCTCGCCGATCAGGTTCTTGATGACATCACTGATCGGCATTGTTTTCTCCTTTACTGTAGTTGTAGCAGCTGACGCCTAACAGCATGCCGAGCAGCGTTGCGACCGCATTGATGATGCGGACCACCGTTTCCGGGTTCGGGATGCCGATGTCAGCGCCGACCTGGCCGATGAACCAGGCGACAGCAGGAAGGCAGACGAGACCGAGCCACTTCAGGATGTCGTAAACTTTGTTGTTGAGTTGCATAGGGTTATCCTCCTAAGATCACGCTGTCAACGTATGCGAGACGGTTGCGGACAAACGGCCGGATCTGGTCCTGGTTGTTTGTGTCCTTC